ATGAAACGGGCATCCAATACATGCGGACTTTGCTAAAACACGCCCTGCAAAATATTTTTCAAACCAACCAATACAATTCTGACGTGACATGCCTAAGTCGATAAGCGGCCATACATTAAGCTGCCACGCATCCCGCGACGGCTTCATTCGCGCAGCTTCATCTGTCGATATGCCTATCCAAGTGTGAGCAGCCACACCATTACTACGCTGGCCTTTCTTTAACCCAACAAGTTCTCGTAGCTTTTTGCGAATGGGCTTGAGCTTGTATTCATAAGTGCATTGCCGCCGCCCCATTCCCTTGTTGTCGCCTTCGAGTGTAAAAAACGGAACGGTTGCGAAGCGCCCCTTTTCATCCTTACCATTTTGTGAAGCGTGCAATGTGTCGCGGCGAATGTCGCCTTCAGTTACCCGATAGACCGGAAATGGCAACTGCGTCTCTAACCAATCAAGATGGTCATAAACGCCTTGCGGCTCCCATTGCGTATCGGCAAAAATCGCGCAATCTGGCATGGGTTTGATTTCGCCTCGCGCCGCCATCAACGCCATGACTGTGGACTGCACACCGGCACCAAGAGAAATAGCTCTAAACATCACAGCTTCCCTCGCCACGTTAAAATGAAATACGCCGCCACCAGCCCGAGCAGCACGGCAGAGAGAATGGCGCTGCCTACTGCAAGGATGGTGAAATACATTAAAGCGCTGCCGGTAAAATCAGACACGCCACGATAAAAACCGCGATCCACATATTGCCCTCCTAATTTTTTGCCAAAACGTCCTTCTTTTTTTCGTCGCAACAATGGCCCCGCCATAGCCCAACGAAATTAATTCACCATCAATCTTCTTCATCGACTAAAACCTCACCGGACCCATTACACGTTTGACAAACTGCGCGGCAGGTTCGGTAGGATTGCCAGGGTCCGTTTTCGGTGTATCCCCCGATTGAGTATTCGTAATCGGCTTCGCCTTTACCGTCGCACTCGGAACACTCGGCACTTTGGCCAACAGTTCGTAGTGGCCGGTATCGATTTTCTGGGTCGCTAATACTAAATTCCCCTCCCGCTCTGCCTTCCTCGCTGTCTTCAACGGGTCGTCTGTATTCAAAAACGGACACAAGTTCGTTGGGCGCCATTGTCCAGATCCTTTCTGCACGCCAATGACGGTCCAAGGCTGCAACTGCTGCTCTGCCTTCGACATCTGTGATTGGCTGTGAATTGTGGTTGCTTTGACGTAGGAACGAAGGCGTCTAGGCATTGCCCTGTTCCAATTCTTTCTTGATCAATCGGTCCAGATAAAATTTGGCCTTTTCCAGATCGACCGTGCCGCCCTTCTCTTGATAGCGGACGATATATTTGATGATGTTGCCCTCAATAAAATCCAGCCCGCGCGACGCAATAAAATCCAGCGGCTCTATCCCGCCGCCTTTTACATAATGGCGGGGGCGGCTGATCGGATCGAAATCATTGGTGTCAGGTGCTGTGCAAACGCTGCATTTTTTTATCTGGTCGCCGCGTTTAATGTAATAATTGCCGTCGCATTCGGGGCAGGTCATTTATCACCCCGCATGGCCTGAATCAAAGCGCGAGGTATGTGATAGCGGTTGCCGTCTTTTATGATTGGGAGGTTATGTCGCTCTGCAACGTCGTTTAATAAACCCCGCTGCAACCAGCGATATATTCGTTGACGGGCTGACTGGCTATCATCGTTCCACAGCAGATGCGCGGCTTCGACCGGCGTCAGCAATGTCTTGTTTGTTACAATCACAGTTACCTCCTATATCACTCAGGTAACTGTTGGTATCACATTTGTTATATTTCAAAGTCAACAAATTTTTTTCACAAACTTCAGATAAATTGCTATGTATCTGTTCCATAAGAATAAATAATTGGGGTAAATCGTCTTGATTGTAGTCTTCGCTGCGGAACAACGATGTTATTTCTAAATATAATTCAAATTGGTTTGACATAATTCACTCCCTTGATTGATTACAAGGATATGAATATTTTTTTAACAAAAAAAGAGACAATTATTGTTACAATTTATTTGTTGCAATTATTGTCGTGTATTTTTGTCATGTAATGTAACATTCGCATGTTCGATAAAATCAAAATGAAACTGTCTATCATCAGTTTGATCCAAAACTTCATTAAACCGCTGATTTGCCTCGGGTATTCCAGCGGCTATTGCAGACTGAAAATGCCGCATTACCCCGACCTCCAGATACTCAGCAATGGATTGTGGAGCAAGAAAGCATACCGTCACGCGCTCATCACGCCACCAAGTTGTTTTCTCAACAAAACCCGCATCAACGGCCTCATCGATAGTTCGCAAGATATTGCGCTCCCCAACCCGACAGCTCTTAGATAAAAACTGCACCAGCTCATTTTGTGGCAGACCTATAGCAATGTTATGCACAGCCATCATCGACGCCGTGCGCTCCATCAACCGATAGAATAGCAATTGTGTCACGCGGTTCTTATGCCAAAATTTGGCAGACGGCATTCGGTCAATTTCTAAAAGTTGGCTATATCTCTCTATGTAAAATCGGGAGACGCTGTGGACGTATTCCCAAACTTCATGGTCAGCGGTAGACAGCATATATTGAGAAAATTCTGGGTGCCGGGAAACCATCGCCGGTATTTTTCTACTAGGCGTGTCGTCAAATTTTTTTAACACGTCAGTCATTTTATAAACGTTGCCATTATCTTGAAAAGCCATGTGCTTTATCCTTACACCATTTGTACCGACAAAATATAATGCACGGAATGCACATCTTCTGCCGGTAAGTTAATTTCTTTTGTTGGATTGTGTTGTGTTAAAGTTATTTGCTTACTGTCTTTCGACACAAATCTTTTGCAAACAGCTAATTGCTCACCTTTAAATTTGTATTGCACAACACAATAGTCGTTAGGTCGAACAGGCCGGTATGGATGAACAGTTACGACCTCGCCCTCGAAAAAACGCGGCTCCATACTGTTCCCTACAACCATGACCGCGTAACAATCGTCTACATTTTGCAACATACTAGGCCGGGCCACGTAGTCGATTGGTTCTGAGACGACAACAGCCCCATCACCGGCTGCTGCGCGGCCATACAACGGGATAGTTTGCGCTGCTGTTGTTGTTACATTAATTTTATCGTTGTCATCTTCACCCGCCACAAACTCTGTAGAATAACCGTAACGTTCAGCTATTTGTCTACATACATCGCGTGGTGGGTTGACCTCATGTCGATCCCACCTCCGTAATCTTTGTCCAGGCACGCCCAACATTCTGCTCAATTGCGCCGCTGTTAAGTCGTGCCGTTTTCGGATTTCTTTGATCCTGTTTTTCGGCATCTTAGTCTCCTATTACTCTCCTAGTAATTTCTAATAGTATCACATTATATTCAGATTGACATTACTTTTTATGTCACAAATTGTTATATATTTGTGATGCTGCTAAGGACGTATCTACAAAACAGGGATTTAACCTACGGCCAGTTCGCCAAGTTACTCGGCGTCAGCCGAAACGCTGTCTATTACTGGTCGATTGGCAAGCGCCGTCCTTCCATCGCCAACACTCTCAAGATTGAGGAACACACAGAGCGGCTCGTCACAGCCCGCGATTTATTCACTACAGCATCGGAGATTGCTCATGCCCAACAAAAATAAAAGGCGGGGGTATGAGCTTGAAGCTACAACCCGTGACTTTTGGATTAACCACGGTTTTACCGCCAAGCGCACGCTGGCCAGTGGCGCCTACAAAGTTCAGTTGGGCGAAGAACACGCAGCGGATTTGTGGATCGAAGACTTTAGCGTTGAGGCCAAGCGCAAAAAATCCGGGTTCAAATTTTTATACGACAGTCTGGCACAGGACGACGCCGACATACTGGTGGTGCGCCAGGACCGTTGCGAGCGGATTTACGTCTTGCCTGAACAGACATTATTGAAACTTTTTGAAATGGCCTACCATGAAATTAAGTGAACTCGTTAAACACCTAAGTCATTCCAGCTTAATGTGCGCCCGCATCGATCTCGCGTATTGGTGGGCCAAGTATCATCACAAAATCTATGACCCGCCCAGTGCGGCCATGCCACGGGGATTGGCGGTCGAACACGGTTGCGCCCACTTCCACAACGGCGGTGAGTTCGATGACCCTGTTGAAGAGGCAGAGAAAGATTTTGCAAGACGCACGGCGCTAGGGTTTGAGAGCGACGCAAAGGAACGGGAGGCTGCGAACATTGCGCCGATGGTCGAGCAATACAGAAGTTTGTGGGATGGTGCGCCGCCACAGTTTGAAGATTACCAACGCAAGGTTGAAGTTGAGGTAGAGGGATTAAGTGTTCCGCTAATTGGCTACACCGACTTTGAATTTGAGGACAGCATCTGGGATTTAAAGACGACAACGCGCATGCCGTCTGCAATTCCCATGTCACACCGTCATCAAGGGGCCATTTATCAACAAGCAGCGGGCAACCGGGCAATAAAGTTTGCCTACGTGACGCCAAAAAAAGCGGCGCTCTACACATTAGAAGACAGCACCGATGATTGGAACGCGGTCTGTCAAATGGCGTTGCGCTTGCAGAATTTTGTGGAGCGGTTCGATACGCCAGAAGACTTAACGGCGTCACTAATCCCCAACTACGACACGTTTTATTGGTCTTCCAACCAAACAAAAGAAGAAGGCAAGCGCCTTTACGGTTTCTAAGCGCCACCCGGCACCGCGCTCAATAAGACGTGCCACAATGTTCAACGAAAGGGCGATGACATGCCACTTAATTTATCGACACCCGGCGAGGGCGGGGATTTTACACCCTCAATAAAGTTCAATGCCAAGGATGGCGAATGGTTTGTACGCGGGGATAATGATGACGTTCATGTGCGTGAGTTCCAGGCCGTGTTTGATCTGGAAAACATTAAGACCGGATGGCTGCGAATGATGTCGGGCGAAGCGCCTGACTTTGTATCCGACCCGTCATTGGCTGAACAAGCAACACGTCCAAGCGACGAACACAAACGTGCCTTTAAGGTCAACATATATAGTGACAAGCAGTTGGGGGGTGTCCGTGAATGGATGGCCAACAGCATGATGGCGACCGGCGCTGTGGGAAAATTGTACGCAGAGTATGAAGAGAAAAAAGAAGCGGGCAAAGCGCCGGTTGTTGATTGCGGTGAGACTAACAAGGTCAAAACCAAACACGGCCCCAACTATGAGCCGGTGTTAAAGCTGTCAAAGATGGTCAAACGGCCAGACGCATTCGACAGTGTTGGTGCCGTCAAAGAAGACGACGACGCAGAGTTCTAACTAGGGGGGCAACACGCCCCCCATTTTTTCAGGACATAATAGTGTACCAAGAACGCGCCCAGATTTATGCGGACAACGGGTTCGATACAACGCCCGTTCAAGGCAAGAGGCCCATCCTAACAGGGTGGGCCGACCGGCCAGACGTTGCGCGTGAGTTTGATAAGTATGAAGGCTGCAACATCGGCGTTGTCCTGGGCGGGAAGCACAATGTTATCGCGGTTGATATAGATGTGACCAACGAAGAATGTGCCAAGCAAGTTGAGAAGTTGGCAGAAGATATTTTAGGCTTCGCACCGTCGAGGATAGGCAACGCACCAAAGTCGTTGCTGGTCTTCCGTAGCGAACAGCCCAGAAAGAAACAGCGCACCGGAGTTTACGAGATCGACGGCAAAGATTGCGGTGTTGAAATTTTAGCAGAGGGACAGCAGTTCGTTGCCGCTGGCGAACACCCAGACACACGTAAGCCGTATCGGTGGCCCAAAGATAAGTTGAGCGAGGTCAAAGCGACGGATCTTACAACCGTGTCAGACGACGCCATCAGTGAGTTCATGGACGCAGCGGTCGTGGTCATGGGCAACTATGGAAACCTCAAAGGACGGTCACAAGAACGGGCGCCGTCGCAGACAAGCAGTCTTAATTTTAAGGAACAGCGGGGCAAGATTGGCGAGGTAAACGTTGCCCTGGCTCACCTGCCCAACGATGACGAGCATTATGAGACGTGGGTGCAGACGTTGCACGCGATCAAAGGGGCGTTGGGGGAAGAGGGCTACGAGCTTGCACACCGATGGTCGCAAAGGTCCCGCAAGTATGACGAGGGCGAAACGGACAGAGCGTGGCGGTCGATAAAAGACGTTCGCACCATTGGCGCCGGGTCGATTTTTCGCTGGGCAGAGGCATATGGTTTCGATCTTAAACAAATGAGGGAACCGGCGCGTCCAACGGCGATCACAGAGCAGGTCGCGGAGGGCGAACCGGCGTTTCCATTATTACGGGCGTCAGAGATACAGGGGCCAGTGGCCGAACGCGAGTGGCTGTTGGATCAGTGGTTTCCGGCGCGGGCAGTCAGCATGCTATTTGGGCAAGGCGGCGTTGGTAAAAGTCTACTAGCGCACCAGTTGGCTAACTGTGTTGCGGACGGGCGTGAGTTTATCGGTATCGAAACACGCCGCATGCCAGTGCTTGCCGTGTTCTGTGAGGATGACGCAGACGAGATCAAACGGCGCCAGTTGTCTATTAATGAGTGGCTGGGGGTCAACGATATTACCAGCAGGGCGTCCAGCGACTTATATATATGGCCGCGTGTCGGTGGTGAGAACGGGCTGGTCACGTTCCCAGCGGACGGCGAAGACCAAGCCGGTGAATTTTTCACTGACATATGTAATGAGATTACGCGCATTAAAGATGACGCCGGATCGGATGAGATATTTATCATCCTCGACACGGCTGCTGACATGTTTCAAGGCAACGAGAATATACGGCGTCAGGTCAACACGTTCATAAAGACCTATTGCGGTAGCCTTTGTGTCAATTACAAGGCGTCGGTGCTGGTGCTGGCGCACCCGTCGCTGTCGGGGATGAGCAGTGGCAGCGGGTTGTCAGGGTCTACGGCGTGGGAGAATAGTGCCAGGGCGCGGGCCTATTTGTCTAAAGGTGACGACGACATGGACGATGTCAGGACGTTGTCGCGCAAGAAGTCGAATTACAGTGCCAGCGGCGCCCAAACGGACGTGAATATTATCTGGGATCAGGGGTGCTTTCATCTGCCAACGTCGCCGGATCACATCGATAAGTTGGAAAAGCGGGCGCTGAAAAACAAGATTGTCGAGGCTGTGAAACAGGCTTGGGATGAGGGCAATCCGTTTAAACAGAAGTCAGGTCGCAAGCTGCTAGAGGCGCTTCCGGTGCTGTTAAATGAGCGCCGTCGCGTGGTGCAAATTGCCGTCAAAGATTTGGAAATATCGGGCGCCATTTTGCTTGAACGAAAGGGGTATCGGATCAGTGGTTAAAATGAC